CACGATCCGAGTTGTATGATGCTTTAGAGACGGCGGTGGGTGCCCATGATGAACCGCTGTCGGTGATCATATCCACTCAAGCGCCGACCGATGCCGATCTGCTTTCGATCCTGATCGACGATGCGGACCGAGGCGACGATCCACGAGTGGTTTTGTCGCTCTATACCGCTCCGCAGGAACTTGACCCGTTTAACGAGGCTACCATAAAGCTGGCCAACCCGGCGTTTGGTGATTTCCTGAATGCGACCGAAGTCATGGCGATGGCGGAAGACGCCAAGCGGATGCCAGCGCGGGAATCGGAATTTCGCAATCTGGTATTGAACCAGCGGGTCACGGTATCGTCGCCATTCGTTACCAAGATGTTGTGGGATAAGTGCGGGGCCATACCGAAGCCGCTGGGCGATGTGCCGGTCTTTGCAGGCTTGGATCTTTCGGAAGTCAACGATCTGACCGCTTTGGTTATGGTGGGGCAAATAGATGGGATCTGGCAGGTCTATCCGACCTTTTGGCTCCCGGCGGATGGTTTGCGCACCAAGGCGCGGCAGGATCGGGTGCCTTACGATATGTGGGAACAGACCGGCGAATTGCTGACGGTACCGGGCAAGTCGGTATCGTATGAATATGTTGCCACCCATTTGCGCGGTCTTTGTACCCGGCACAATGTCCGCAAGATTGCGTTTGATCGGTGGAATTATCGGCATCTGAAACCGTGGCTTCTGAAGGCTGGCTTTACTGCAACTGAAGTTGGCGACATGAAAGATGATGAAGCCAGTGCGTTGTTTGTACCGTTCGGGCAGGGCTATCAATCAATGTCGCCCGCTTTGCGGACCTTAAGTGAGGTAATAGCCAACGAGCAGCTGGCGCACGGCAATCATCCGGTGCTGGCAATGTGTGCAGCCAATTCGGTGATTGCCAAGGACGACGCTGGCAACAAGAAGCTTACCAAGTCCAAGAGCACCGGACGTATTGACGGTATGGTGGCGTTGATGATGGCTATTGGTATTACGCCAATGGAATCGGTCCCGCAGAAAAAAGAATACCAGATGGTGATCCTATGAACATTCCGATGACCAACCGCGCCTATTCGGTTCTGGACGTCAAGACCGTTGACGAGGATCAGAGGATTATCACCGGCATTGCCACCACGCCGTCAGCGGATCGGGTGGGCGATATTGTGGAGCCGCTTGGAGTCAAGTTCAAGAACCCGCTGCCGCTGCTGCACCAGCATCGTTCTGACCAACCGGTTGGCACCGTCAAATTCGATAAGGCGACGGCGGAAGGAATTTCTTTCACTGCCAAGATGCCTCGCATGGCCGCGTCTGGCCCATTGAAGGAGCGCATCGACACCGCATGGGAGGAAATCAAGTTAGGTCTGGTGCGAGGCGTATCAATAGGCTTTCGTCCGATCGAAATGTCGTTGATGGACGATGGCGGAATTCGTTTTCTGAAAAGCGAGGTGCTGGAATTGTCGCTGGTAACTATTCCAGCCAATATGGACGCCAGCATTCACTCGATTAAGTCAATTGATGCCAAAGCCGTGGCCGCGTCAGGTCCAATCGGTGCTGATGGCATTTCGTCTCCTCCCGGCGTCACGGGACCAAGAATTGTTGCACCTGTGATTAAGACCGCCCCAAAGGAGGGCAAGATGAAAACCTACGAAGAGCGAATCAAGGATTATGAAGCCACGCGTGCTGCGAAAGCGGCGCGGATGGCGGAGCTGATGAACAAGTCCGGCGAGGAAGGCGAGACGCTGGATGACGCGGCGCAAACTGAATATGACACGGCGCGCGATGAAGTAAAGGCGATCGATGCTCATCTGGTGCGCTTGCACGAAATGAAGGCGATGGCCGTCACTCAGGCAGTGCCGGTGGCAGCGAACACTCCGGAAGCCGCAACCAAGTCGCGCGCTGGCGTTCGGGTCGAAGTGATCGGATCGCAGGTGCCGAAAGGCATCACCTTTGCCCGTCTGGCGATCGCCAAGATGATCGCTTCGCGTGAAATGTGCCCACCGCATGAGATCGCGAAAATGCGCTGGCCGGATCAGCCGGAAATTCAGACCATTCTCAAGGCTGCGGTGACGGCGGGGTCATCGACCACCATGTCGCAGCTGGTCGAGCCGCAGATGTATACGCAGGAATTCATCGAGTATCTGTGGCCCAAGACCATCATCGGCAGGATTCCGGGACTGACCAGGGTGCCGTTCAACATCAAGGTTCAGCGCCAGATCACCGTTAGCTCGGTCAACTGGGTAGGAGAAGGCAAGCCCAAGCCGGTCAGCAAAGGCTCGTTTGATACCGTGACGCTCGGCTATTTCAAGATTGCGGGCATCGTTGGTCTGACCGATGAAATTGTCAGGTTCTCGTCACCGGCAGCGGAAGCTCTGGTGCGCGATGAGCTTGCCAAGGCGATCATCAAGTTGATGGACAAGGACTTCCTTGATCCTGAAAAGGCGGCGGTTGCCAATACGTCACCGGCGTCGGTCACCAATGGCGTCACTCCGGTCAGCGCGACCGGCACCGCCTATTCCAATTTCGTCGCAGACTTCACCGCTGTGATGGCGTTGTTCGATGCGGCGGAAATCGACACCAGCAATCTGGTCATGATCACTCGTGCGCGTCAGGCTCGCACCTTGGGTCTGATGCTTAATGCTCTTGGTCAGCCGCTATTCCCGAATGTGGGTGCTACCGGTGGCAATATCATGGGCTTTACCGTGATCACTTCGACCAACGTGGACTATACCGAAGACAGCCCGCAAGAAGGCGACAACATCATCTTCATGAATGCGCCGGACATTTTCCTTGCGGACGATGGCTCGGCACAGATCGATGTGTCGCGTGAAGCTTCGGTGCAAATGAATGACGCACCGGACGATCCTGCGTCTGCTTCGACTGTTATGGTTAGCGCGTTCCAACAGAACCTGGTATTCGTGCGCGCTGAACGCTACATCAACTGGCTGAAGCGCCGCGCTGAAGCAGTCCAGTACATCAAGCAGGCCAAATACGCTTAAGGTTTCCTTTCGACCCCTCTAGCGTTTGAGCCCGCATGGTGAGAGATCGGGGTGCGCAGTCCCCAATCGGTGCTCCGGTCTCTTTCATTTTTTGAAACAGGAGTTCGTCGCATGGTCAAGCTGATCGCCAAGGAGCGTTTTACCTACGCTGGCAAGAATGTCGAAAAGGGTGATGAGTTTGAAGCTGGCGCGGAAGATGTGGCGTTGCTGACGGCGGCATTTCGTCCGATGGCAAGCAAGAAGGGCAATGATGTTGCGCCGCTGTCCACCAAGGACTTGCCGCCGCCTACGAAGCCATATCACACAGCGTCAATTCGCGCAGGTGAGGCTACAGGAAAGGCCACATCCACTAAAGTAGCGAAAGGCGAAGGCGTTGCCAAGTATGCTCGCCGCGACATGACGGCTAAAGACGTCTGATGCGTCTCCTTGGCTGGGACATTACTCGGAAGGCTGCGCCTCCGACAACCCATCCGGTGAACGACTTCAGTCGTGGCTGGTGGCCGACCATTCGCGAGCCATTCACCGGTGCATGGCAGCGCAATCTTGAGCTGACCAACGAATCGGTTTTGACTTATCACGCGGTCTATTCTTGCGTGTCGCTGATTGCTTCGGACGTTTCCAAATGCCGGTTGAAATTAGTACAGCAAACTGAAACCGGCATCTGGAAAGAATTCAGTTCGGGTGCCTTCTCGCCGGTCATTCGCAAACCAAATCATTATCAGAACCGAATTAAATTTTATGAACAATGGGTGATGTCAAAATTGCTGCAAGGTAATATGTATGCGCTGAAGGCGCGTGATGAGCGCGGCGTTGTGGTAGCCTTGTATATTCTTGATCCGACGCGGGTCAAAGTGTTGATCGCAAATGATGGCTCGGTCTGGTACGAATTGCACCGCGACAATCTTTCCGGACTGGATAACGAATTAAATATCACTGTTCCGGCTAGCGAAATCATTCACGATGTGATGACGCCATTATATCATCCGTTGTGCGGCGTCTCACCGTTGACCGCCTGCAATATTCCTGCAGCGCAGGGTCTTGCCATTCAAAACAATTCAGGGAAGTTTTTTTTGAACGGCTCGATGCCGGGCGGCATTCTGACAGCACCCGGCCACATCAGTGATGAAACCGCTGCAAGGCTCAAGACGCATTGGGATCAGAAGTTTGCTGGCAACAATGTTGGCAAGATCGCGGTGCTGGGCGATGGCTTGAAGTTTGAGCAACTTGCGATTCATGCGGTCGATGCGCAGCTGATCGAGCAATTAAAATGGTCGGCTGAAACGGTTTGCTCCACCTTTCATGTACCACCATTTATGGTGGGCGTAGGTGCCGCGCCTGCTTACAACAATATTGAAGCACTGAATCAGCAATATTATTCGCAATGCCTGCAGAAGTTCTTTGAATGCATCGAGCTTTGTCTGGATGAAGGATTAGGACTTACTGAAGCTGGCGGCACAACTCCTTATGGTACCGAATTTGATCTTGACGATCTGTTGCGCATGGATACTCGCACGCTGGTGGAAGCGGAAGCGCGGGCGGTTGGCGCTGGCATCAAATCTCCGGACGAGTCCCGCAAGCGATTGAATCTTGGTCCGGTCAAAGGCGGTCAGACGCCATACCTTCAGCAGCAGAATTTTAGTCTAGCTGCATTAGACGAACGTGATCGTGGAGAAAATCCATTCAACAAGCCGCAACCTGCAGCTATTGCTCCGCCACCTTCGCCTCCGGAAGATGACGTGCCGGAAGAAGATGACGTAGCGAAGCGTTTGGTTCTGGCATTGCAAGCGAAGATGATCAATGACCGCATCCCAGCTTAAAATCGATCACACCGCCGACGTTCTTTGGGGTTTGTTCAAGAGTTATGTAGACAGTACAAAAGCGCCGATTGATTTGGTGATCAAGGATCTGTCTGTACAGGTTAAAGAATTGAAAGATGAAGTAGTTTTTCTTAAAGAATATATCAAGACGATTGATGACAAACCTCTTATCGCAGGCAAAGACGGTGCGGATGGTTTGCACGGCAGGGATGGCGCTGATGGACTCAATGGGAAGGACGGCGCTGACGGTTTGAACGGAAAAGACGGCGCTGACGGTTTGAACGGAAAAGATGGTGCGCCCGGTCTTGATGGAAAAGATGGCACCAACGGAATGGACGGTTTGCACGGCAAGGATGGTGCAGACGGCAAAGATGCAGAGTCGGTGGATATGGATTTTGTTATGGCTTCGGTTTTGGAATCGGTCGAAGAATTTCTTGAAAAGAATCCGCCGAAGGATGGCGCTCCGGGTCGTGATGGAATTGACGGAATGCACGGCAAAGATGGTGTAATTGGATTGACTGGCAAGGAAGGTGTGCCGGGCCGCGATGGGTTGCCGGGCCGCGATGGGTTGCCGGGACTTAACGGCAAGGATGGTGCTCCAGGTCTACCCGGCAAGGATGGCGCGGACGGTATTAGTTTCAAGACCGCAATTAGCTTCGAGGATGACAGGCAATTTGGTTATGATCTGGTTTGTGCAGACGGCACCATCATCGAGCATCGTTTTAACAAAGGTACTTTGGCTGATAGCCATCATGGCATCTGGAAAGAAGGAAATTATTTGAAGGGTGCGGTGACCACTTATGCCGGTTCGTTGTTCCTTGCTCTGAAAGATACCGACGGCAAGCCGGAAATTTCACCGGACTGGAAACTGATCGTTAAGCGCGGTCGCGATGGCAAGGACGGAAAGCCCGGTACTCCGGGCGCTCGTGGCGAGACAGGCTTGCGAGGCGAAAAAGGTGAACGCGGGTTCAACGGGCTATAAATAAAATGGGAACGCGCATCATAGTCCCGCCGCTGATTTATCCGGTGTCGCTGGACGAAGCGAAGCGGCATGTGAACGCTTATGACTTCGATGATGATGACGTAATGATCGCTCTGTACCTGAAAGCCGCAACGCTGAATGCGGAGCACTTCACCGGACGCGCCTTCATCGAACAGACCGTGGACTTTTACCTTGATGGGTTTCCGGCCAACCAGAATTACGTCGAATTGCCAAAGCCTCCGCTGATTGAATTTGGCGGTGTGTTCTACACTGAAAGCGCATCGGAATCAGAGTTTGATGCGGCGTCCTATACGATCGATACCGCCAGTCAGAAAGCGCGAGTGATCAGTTCAGCGTGGCCGATGACTTCGACAGTCCCGAATTCGGTTCGCATGAGATATCGCGTGGGCTATGTGGCGGATGCGGAAGCTTCGCCCACCGTTGCCAATGTGCCGGAAGATATTAAGTCAGCGATCTTGCTGCTTGTTGGTAATCTTTATGCGCATCGGGAAAGTCTTGTGGTTGGTCAATCGGTAAACACCTTGCCTTGGTCGGTTGAGCAGTTGTTGCGTCCCTATAGGGTTCATACATCAATCGGATGATGGACTGGTTTCCGGATTGGAGCGGTGATGTGGTTGCGGTGGTTGCTTCCGGATTGTCCGCAACTAGAGAAGTTGTCGACAAGCTGCAGGGAAAATGCCGGGTTGCGGTTATCAATAATTCCTATCAACTGGCACCTTGGGCCGATCTTTTATACGCGGCGGATGATGTTTGGTGGCAAGAGCATAAAGCGGCGAAGCAGTTTGCAGGGCTGAAGGTGACTTGCAAGGAAAGAACAGCAAAAGATCACGGTATTCATTTTGTCAATTTGTTCGGTGATATCGATACGGACGATGATGAGATAATTGAGGAGCCGAAAGGAACGATCGGGCGCGGCGGCAATAGCGGCTTTCAACTGATCAACATCGTCACGCAAGCAGGATGCAAGAAGCAGATATGGATCGGGTTCGATTTTCGTGGGGATCATTGGCACAGCCAGCATCCGCGTCCGCTGAAGAACCCATCTCAGCGAACGCTGGACAAGTGGTGCAGGCGGCTGGACCAGCAGGCTTTTATATTGGAAACCATGGGTGTCAGTGTCCGGCT